CGATTACTCCTGTAAATTAAAAGAGTACCCTGGGCCACATTACATGCAAATAGTAAGAGGTGCGGGTACTACGGTCACTTATATTATATGTCATTTTTATAAAATATCAACAAAAATTATCAAAAATCAAGTAAAAACTATAAAAAAGACCACCCATCCCCGAAGGAATGAGTGGTTATTTCATATATTAGACTTCGCGCAGCGGCTTCGCGTAGATCCACATCTTTCTGCGACCAACCTTTGCATATACAGAATCAGTTTCCGGATCATTGTCCAGGACAGTGTATGTACCTTTGATTTTAACGTACTCACCAGGCTGCAGTACCTGATCGCCGGACTTCTTACCGCCTTTCGTGACCTCATCACATACAGCTGCATCCAGCCAGTGGTACTCAGCCACTGGTGTGCCGGTCAATGCATAGCAGATCACCGCATCACGGGATGCTGATACCTTAGATACCTGGTATACATCCGGGAAGATAAACTTATCGCCTTTATTCAGTATCTGGTCTGGTTTCGGCTTGCTAAAAGCGTTGTTCTGCTGCAGATACCCTTTTACCTTGCTGACGAATTTCGCCCAGCTGTACGGCTTGTCGGCACGAATCTGGCTAGGACAGTTTTTGCCACTCCATTCGTGATGCTGGTACAGGCTCTGATGATCAAGCCCCTGTGCTTTCAGCAGCTTCGCAGCCAGCCATGCAGCGTTATCTGTAGCCTTCTCCAGATTGCTATCTGGATTGACACAGATCTCAATTGCGATGGTAGTCATGTTACCATTACCGTATCCATCGCCGGCATGCCATGCTACCTCATTGTCTGGGATGGACTGCGTAATCATTTTATCATCCACAGCATAATGCCAGGATGCCTGCAGTGTGGATCCACTGTTCTGCAGATACGTTCCGTGGTTCTTTGCGCCTGCGCCTGTCTTAAAATTATCAGTGTTGTGGATAGTGACACCAGCATTCTTCGTTCTCTTAATACCGCTTCTTGCCCCACTATAGATTACGGGTGCTAGCATTTTTGTGATTTCCATTATTCTTCGTCCTCGCTTTCTATTTGCTTCTTCAACTTATGTACCTCACTCAGCATCGTTTTAACAGTACCGTTTCCGCCTAATGCCTTGTAAGGCTCATTCATATATTCTAATTCCTGTATATCCACTGCAGACACCTTCCCTATTCGGATATGGTATTCACACTTCTGGATGATACGGTCATGTAGGATAGCTTTTACACCATCCCGAAGCTTCTGTAATTCTTCGTTTTGTGTCTGATCTATCTGTTCAATGAATTGCTTACGCCGTTTTTTTTCTTTTATTGCATCCTGTATCAAAAAAACGAAAGTCGGCACCAGAACAGCAATCAGCGTGTCGATGATACGGTCCATGTACTACTCCTTAGCATCCACCGCAGCTGCGACCTCAGAGGGCTTACCGTTTAAAATGCTGATAAACGTGCTATATGCATCCTTGATATAGCGCCATGCTGCTACACCAATCGTAGCGGCAATCATAGCCACGGTGATGAGGTCGTGCACCTGATTATTGATATCTGGTACGTACTGAGTAAGCAGCGTTGTGGCTGCATCTACAGCGGCAACCATCAGCATAGTACCAACGACCAGCACCAAGGCTTTTTTAACTCCCTGCCACAGTCGCTTGGCGTCAAACGTCTCTCCTGTGATGTTGATATTGTGGTAAAGGCTCAATACCACGTTGGATGCAAAGGCCAGTAGTAAAATAGCGTAGCAGACCAGCACCATGCTGAGGTCTGCCAGTAAAACAGTGTAAAGCATATCCATGTTTCTTCTCCTTTCCGCCATCTTGGCAATATGTAGGGCGTTTAACGCACGCCCATGCGAGATACTTTGGATCACTTCCTTTATTTCACAGGATAAGATATACAGCCTATAACATTATCAGTGGCATTTCTTGCATATGCTCTGATGTCACCTGTAAGTTGTATCCTGCATCCATACGCTACTGGCTCGGCGCTATTAGAAAAGACACTAAAATATATCGCTGCACTCGGCCAATATCTTTGAGGTAGGGTATACATTAGTGTATCTGCACCGGGTGTTCCATTAAATGCAAATCCTTCAAACACAAGCGTGGCTATACCGTTCTTAATCCGTCCTCTGATATTTGATCCGTATAAATTTTCCCATCCTGTATCATTGCTAATTGGTAATTTAAACATAAACAGCGGATGCTGTTCCTGCTGTGGTGTCAGATATATTCCAGCCAAATAATCCTAAACCCTAACCTCTGTGTAATGTTTGTTACAAAATATATTTTGTTTCCTCCCGTATAAGCATATAGATTATATAAAAAGCTTGTGTCTTTTGATACTCCACTAAAATAAGAGATACCAATGTCTGACGCCAGTTTATTGATATCCATACCTATATCGGATGCTGTACCTATCATCATGGCTTCTCCAGCTATAAATTCAGTAGCAGATACAACATAAGACTTTGTAATAGTAGGTTTTAAAGTTAGTTTAAACATAAATACGCTATTGATAGCGTGATGTATTATTTCCAACGTCCGATGGCACACCACCTAGCCATTGCCTTATTTCCTGCTTCAAGTGTGGCAGTAGTGAAAAAATAAGCATTGAATCCTGTAGTGGTTATATCTGATGATGTCCACATTATTCTTGTTGTATTAACATAAGCATTAGTCAATGTAACATGCCCAACAGTACGAAACGATTTCGGGAAATTTACTTTAGTATTGCCGTTCGTTTGACCTTTTGTATCTATCGGTATCAAAGCATTACCCCAACAAATCATTATACCATCAGAGCATTTGATATAGCTTTCACCGTATTCTGTTGTTCCTATCGGCAGTCTCACCATAATACATCACCTGTCATGCTATCTATATAGCTGACACCACCCTTCTGTGGGTGCAGGAAGTTACATCCTGCACCCCCTTTCGGGATTGTAAAGAGACGGTAAAATCCGCCCCCCCCCCCCCCCCCCCCACCTACTCATCTTTTGTTTCGTATTTACTATAATCTTCAAATTGTTATAATAAGGGGGCATATATGCACCCCCCCCCCCCCCCCCCCGACTATTTATAGTTATTTTGTGCATATGCTTTTCCTCCTGTTTTAGTTAAAATTCGATGGTGCTGCAGGCTTCCCGGCAGCTACCCATTCATCGTAATTTCCAAATGTCACTGATTCTCCGGGTATGTGAGATATGTAAAACATTCTGCCTATTCTGGCGGCGGATATTTCTTTGTTTACTGCATTTATGCTCGGTGCATCCTTTGTGCTGTCGGAATCTAGGGAATCAATTATAGTCCCGTTAGTGGCAGTTATATCTGAGTCTTTTTGTACCCACTTCATACCTTTAACTCCTTAATCTCATTAGCCTGCTCCTGCGTGATTGCTCCCAAAATCACATAGCGTTCAAGCTGAGCATCTGTTACCCAGTTTTTTAAGTAACGCTCTTTTATTGATTCAAACATTTAATGTTCCTCCTTCTAAGACCATCAGCTCATAATCAGTCATGCGCTGTCCTAACTCCATACGCTCAATTTCGGCATCTGTGGCCATTTGACCCAGAATCTCTGTGTCAAATGGTTCAGGCTTAGGGACTGGAAACAATTCCTCTTTCTCTGCTTCTGTCAGCTCAACAACATTTCCATCCAGTAACTTATAATTGTATCTTCCGCTATCATCCATCAATCCATGTTCAAGGTAATTTCCTTGTGCGTGTGCGTACTTATCTCCGACACCTTCATCAATCAATGTGTATTTTCCTACTGTGTGAAGGAAGATATCACTGTTAATCTCTGTGATTACAGATTTTGAATCTATCTTAACATATACATTCGCCATATTCTCCTCCTTAATAGATTTCTGCATCAGCCCAATATTTTCTTCCGTACACTCTAATCATTCCTGCTGCAGAGGCAGTGAAACTGAATAGTATATGATCTGTAAATGCTGAATACGTAATTCTCTCACCAGTGAGATTAGACATTGTTCCGCCTACACTCAATGTCAATGTCGGAGCTATTCGCATGTCAATAGGGACGGACATCATATTAGAAAACGAATTTGATGCAGCGTTTATCGTGTAATCGACATATATATATCTTCCATATCTTTTACATAGCATCAGTTCCTCTGCATACGGTCTAGGGACAAGAGGAGTAGCTATCGAACCTACTTCTAATTTCACCCATTTAACAGTAAAATCAGCGCCATTTGGAATCATTATATTTGAATTAAAAGGATAGACATTAAAATAACCTATTGATATCATTATTTCATCTAATATAAAGTCAAATTCGAATTCATATTTATGTTTTCCTTGCTTAACTTCATATTCAATATCTCTATTGGGTGTAACTGTACATTGAGTGTTAAAACTCATATTACTATCTATTTCAAAACTCAAAGTAATTTTTTTAGCATTATTCATGAACGTCTGTTTCCCATCTAATTCGACATGTTGAATTATACAAAAATATCCATTATCTCCATTGTTTTGAAATCTGATTCCTCCAAGATTAGATTTGGATACTACTAAATTCTGTATGTTTGCAGAAGTTAATATCATCCATCTATCAGCCAAATACTCGTTGTGAATGGCATTAGGTTTTGTTAAACTTGTTCCCCTTTGCCAGACTTGGAAATCTCCATTGATCAACAGATTAGGATTGCTGAATGGGGGAGTGGTCTCCTTGTAACCCGGAGGAACAGTATCACCGGATACTAGATATCCAGCTCCTACCGGTACTGTGTCTGTACCATCAATACCTTGTGTATTCCAAAGAGGAGTCCATTTGCCGTTTTCTTTTAAATATAGCCATTTAGGGTGCTGACCTTCATTTGATTTGTTGAGGTATGTATCTCCATCTTTCCCTAAAACAGCAGCAGGATCACCAATACCGTTATAGGTAGTACGGCCGTTAAAATCACCATTTGCAAGTTTTTGCTGCACTGTCTGTGTAAGTGTATTTGCACTATCTCTTGCGGTATTCGCTTCCGACGCAGCTGCCGCAGCTTCTCCGGCTTTTGTGTTTGCATTACTAGCTGCGGCATTAGCATCTGATGCTGCCTTATTTGCCTTTCCTGCAGCTGTATCTGCATCGCCTTTTGCCTTGTTCGCTGCCTGAGCCGCAGTGTTTGCTGCTGCAGCCTTTTCGTCGGCATTGGTTGCTGCAGTATTCGCTGTCTGCGTAGCCTGCGCTGCAGCTGTAGTGGATTGATCGACTGCTGTCTGTTGCTCCTCTGCTTTTTTCTGCAGGTCTTCCGCCTTTTCTTCGTGTTCTTCTGTTCGTCTGATCAGCTGATTCAGTTTTTCATTACTGGAGTTGAAGGTCGGGTCAACTACATTGGCATACCACACTTTCATAGCATTCAGCACTTCGATTTCCCAATACTTTTCAGATGGCGATACTTTAGATACAATTCTATTAGATCCATCCACCTGTAGTGTCAGTTGGTTGGATGTAATGACGATTTTATTTTCATTGATCGCTGCCAAAGACAAATATACATCGCCTTCGTTTTCAAACACCCCATCAGGCAACAAAATGTATGTTCCATCATCTTTTTCTTGTAGAGGGCATACAATCGGCATATCTGATTTCCAGCTGCTACAGTAACCAGATAACACCATTCCCTTAAATGGATTTGTTTCTGATGTGTCTTTAATAAGCTTAATAAAAAGATTGGCTGAGTGCTGATAACCTATAAGACTGTTCCCGTCAAGCATTATCTCTCTACCAATCTGTTTGATTTGTGTTACTACTATATCCATTTAATCGCCTCCTACATAGCCTTTAATCTATTCTTCAAAGCAACGTAATCAGCGGAAGTTATTTTACCATCACCATTGAAATCATAATGAGATATCATATCTGCATCTGCTGTTACAATGTTTGAAACAATCATGCGAACCATAAAAACGTCAGCCCACGTATATATATTGGTGATTCCACTATTCTTTATCTTTACTGTGCCATTATACAAACCGTCGGAATCTATATTCCAGCCTCCTATGTTTCCATCATTTGTCCTGATAGTTCCACCATCGAATAGTGTTCCTGTTATCGTTGATCCAGATATTTTACCTGTGATTTCCGCATTAGTCGCTTTTAATCCATTTGCTGTAACATTTCCATCCGCATCCACATTAAATTTGTTACCATTCGTGATCCGGATACCTCTTAATGTTCCGGCTGTTATGAAATCTGCATTGAACTTTCCATCGATCGTCCAAGCTGAATTATACGGTCCCTGCCATCCATTCTGACTGAATGCTATACCTCCAAGATTCATCCTAATACAATACTTTGCATTCTCTTTCGGTAATGCATCCAGGATATAGATCTCATTCTGCGTCTGGTAGATATATCCTTTCTCTGCCCATGCGTTGATAAGCTTCGTTGCCATCTCCTGCGCCTGCTGCAGCACTGATTCTTTCAGTTTTTCACCATCGTTGCCAAGAATGGATATCGCATCATTCACCTTCCCTGTAATGGTCTGTGGTTCTGAGGATAACGTGATCTTGTTCTTCTCTGGTGAATCATGATATCTCTGCAGCTTGATCACCTTTTCAATGATCTCCGTATGCTCGTCGATGATGACATGCGCAATATCATACAGCCCCATCTTCAGGAAGCTGTACCTATCATCTGTTTCCGCAAGGTCATTGACAGTAACCTCAAAGGATAATACCGGATATGCCTGTTCCTTCAGCTTCTTCTTCGCATCGGCAAGTAGGTTCTCCGGTATCGTATACCGCTCATCCTTCCATACGATCCAGATTGGATGCGCCTTGCCTGCATATTTATTATCCTCAACGTATGTCTTACCTCCATTTATGGATGCAAAATTCACATAGCTGCCATCCTCATTCTGCTTTCCATATGCCGTGATCCTGGTGGCAAAATCTTTTGAATTGCCTTTCATCGTAACGCTTTCCAGATTCAACTGTGGGGTGATATAGATTCCTTTATCTACGACCTGTTCAGGATCCTTTACAATGATCTGCTTATCAAGTGTACGGATTTCGTATGTAACACTGAATATCTCCTGACATTTGAATAACACTTCATAATCAGACGCATCTTCCATCTCTAGGGTCCTTCGATAATCCCGTATACCTGCGTTTAAGATAGACCAGCCAGACGGTTTGATCGCTTCCAGAATCTCTGATAGGCTCTTTGTCTGAAACTTTGCTATATCCTTCGTGTTGAGATAAGGCTCGTTTTGATGCCAGTCATCCATATCCAGGCTGCAGGTTATCGTGCATGCTGTCTTTCTCTTGTTGATATCTTTGATCAGATAGCGGTTCTCTTCATTTCTAACAGGTGTTTCATTGGCTATATACCGGTACATTTCATCACTGGGCGAAATGTCAAAGCATAAAGTCTGGGTACCATCATATTCATATGCTGTATAGTAATTCTGCCGATTGGTAATCGGTAACCAACCTCCCTTTGTGTAAATTTCAAGCATCTTGTCCCTCCTATACGAAAATCGGTGTATATTTCAATACGACTTTTACAGACGTACTACTCATACTGATATTTTGACCTCCCGGATCCAATGTAGGAAAGCTGTTCTGTTTCAGCGTACAATCCGGATATTTATTCGGCTCTGTATCTGTATAAACTTTTTTCAATTCACCATCGAAATAGACCGTTCTGTTTGCATACAGCTTCCGGATGGTATGCCCATCAATAGTGAAGGAATCCATAGCTGCCATTGGCGTTATTTCATACACACATTCTGTTTGCCAATTACCTGCGACAACGATATGGTTTTCCGCCTTATTAAGTAACAACTGGCGTCTGCTTCCTTCCTGTATGACGGACAACGGGATCGTCACCCTGTACCAGCCCTGCCAGTATTCCTCTACCGGCTGGCTCAGTTTGGATAGATAGCACCGATACTTGAATCCATCTTCAATGTCGATCATGTTCTCTTCATGGTTCAATAGTTCTGCCAGAAAATCAGATATATCCTTCTTACTGCGAAACTCCGCTATCAGCTGCATACTCTTTGGTGTCAGCACTCTTTTTCCAAGAACAGGACGCAGGGAGCGTTCAGGCTGAAAGACCTCACGCTCTACTGCATAGGGCTGATATGTGAAGGAGTTTACTCTCATATGGAATCGTTCCATCCGTTTGTTGTTAATTCGCATACCACACCCTCCTATCTTAGTTCTGCAAGCTCAACACCCATTTCAGGTGCAAGCCAATGCGCAACTTCTGCACCGTTATCCAATACGAATCTAAACTCATTAACACCATTACGTACTAGCTGCATGGTCTTTGGGAACGCGTTCACGACACTCTGCTGCTGCGTGATCCTAGCATTCGTTTCCAAAGGTACACCGATGTCATTCACGTTGGCATTTACTTGTTTCTGCAATTCCGCATTCATGCCGTCAACCTCATTCAGGATATCCTTCGTCGACTTCGGCATGGCCATCTCAAAACCCACGGCAATCCCTGGAGGGAGCATCTTACCTACAAGATCACGCAGTAGCCTGGAAGGGGAATGGATGCCGAAGAAATCCAGCATCCCATCTACGATTCCATCACAGAATCCACTGATCTTATCCAGAATCCAATCCTTTACACTTCCGATACCTTCCCACAGCCCCTTGATAAGGTTTATCCCGATATCTACCATCTTGCCAGGCAATTCCTTTGCTTTCTGAACCACGGAATCGACGAGCTGCTTTGCGGCATTGATACCGGTATTCCAAAGATCAGACCCCCATGCCCTTACTTTAGACACTGCATTTGTGAGCCATGTCCAAATCTTTCCTGGCAGAGACCTAAACCAATCGACAACGCTATCAATTGTTTTTGATACCCAATCTCTTGCACTGGTATATATATTGCTTCCCCAGGTCTTGACTTTTTCCCAGGCGCTTTTCAACCATTCCCATATCTTTCCTGGCAGTGACTTGAACCATTCTACTACCGAATTTATAAATGCCGGAATATCTTCTGTAACGAAGTTCTTCAGATCGATGCCCCACTGGATGAAATGACCAATGATCTGTCCGATCATATAACCAATGTTATATGGTAATTGGTTGAACCAGTCGACCACACTCTGGATCCACGCTGGAATCGTATCTGTGAAGAAAGCTATGACGCTGTTCCACGCATCCTGAAACCATTGAACGATGCTGTCACAAAGCTCCTGCAGGCTTGTCTTGAAATCTTCCCATGCCTGAGGTATCGTCACGGTAAAAAACTCAACGATACTGTCCACTGCTCCTGAGCACCATTCAACGATGCCGTTCCACAAGTCTATCCAGAACTGTCGGAATTCCTCAGAGGTATTCCAGAAATATACGAAGGCCGCCACTACCGCGGCTATAGCTGTAACAATCAATGTGACAGGCCCGCCGGCGGCAGCAACCAAAGCGCTGCCCAGCCCCTTGATACCTCCACCAGCACCGATAGCACTTGTAGCTAATTTAGAGAATACTCCGCTTCCAGAATCAAGCTTTATAAAAACAGTATTCATCAAACTTTTACCATTGCTCATTAGATCAAAGAATCCAGAAATAGACTTACTCGCTTTGCTTACTGTATTGGTGATCTTCCAAGCGGCGAACGCACTTCCCACACTGATTACGACAGGCAGCAGCTTCTTGATCAATGAAATCAACTCTGGAAGATGCTCCGCGGCATAATTCAATCCCTTTTCCATGACCTTTCCGACATCGGAGATCATTTCCTTCAAGGTTGGCAGACCATTGCTCTGCAGCACTTCGTCGATCGACTCTATGATAGCTACCATCCCTCGTGTGATAGCAGCCTTCATATTATCGAAAGTTCCCTTCCAGGAAGCTCCTGCCTCTTTAGCAGCACCATCAATGGCCGCAAACTTGTCAGTCCCTTTTTCCATCGCATCCTGCAGGACACTCAGAAATTCTTCTGATGAGATGCTGCCATCTGATAATGCTTCGCGTACATCAGAGAAGCTCTGGCCAGTCGCATCCGCAAACAGCTGCACTGCAGGGATACCGGCATCCGTCAACCGATCCAGCTGGTCTCCCTGGACCTTCCCCTGTGCGACCATCTTTGCAATCGCATCTGTTACGTTGGCGTATGTCTCATTCGTACCATCTCCATAGAATGCAACCGCGTCTGCCCAGGTCTTCACCTGTCCTGTTGCCTTGTCCATCGACATACCGGATGTTACGAACTTCTGACAGCTCTGCGCTGCTACATCAAGTCCATATGCAGTCCCTGTCACGGTATCTTTAATCTTGGCCAGTGCCTGTTCTGCAATCTTGGAAGAGCCTGTCATCGTCGTCATGGTCCGTGTGAACTGTTCCATCGTATCGATGCGATCCATCGCACTTCCGATGGATGATTTCATGGCATTGAAGCCTGCAGAGACAGCCTTGGTGATTCCGACGGCACTCAGAAGGCTTTTCAACTGCGTACCAAAAGACTTCGTTTTCCCCTCCATCGACTTCAAACGTGATTCATAATCTTTATCATTGAGATCTACCTCAATGATGATGGAGCCATCACTGTTCCCTAACAATTCGCATCACCACCCTTCAGCCCTGACAGGATCTCTGCTTCCAGCTCTTCCTGTGACCTCTCCTGTGTCTTTTCCACTGGCAGTGCATAGAACTTTTTCAGTTCTGTATAACGCTGCTTCTGCTCCTTATCCAGTTTAGAGATATCTGCTGTACGATAGCCTACTACCTGGATGAACTTCGTCTGATCTGTAAGCCCATCAAATAGACTTTTGAATTCCCACCAGTGCAGCTCTGCGGCAAGCAGATCGATGCCATACTGCTGGCGGAATGCAGCTACGATGAGGTCCATATCATAGTCAAAACGATATCCGATTTCACCTTGCTTGCCAGAGGTCTTACGTATCGGTTTATCTAGCCTGTAGAAAGAAAAAAGAGCCTGTATCAGCTCTTCTGAAATATCATCAGGCATGTTCATGACTCCCCGTATCATGAAATACAATTTGTAATCCATTTCGATTCCTGCATCGACCATGATATTCTCAAATTTCATCCAAGTACGAAAATCTGTATCTATCGTATAGACCCTGTTATCTGCTCTTACGGTTCTTGGCAGGTCTTCTCTTGTTAGCCACATTCTTCATACCGTACTTTCCATCCGCATATTCCATCTGCTTTGTGAACCGTTCCATACTATTGACGATCCCCTGTACTGCCTGAAGCTCCTTTTCTGCGGACTGCTGACGCTTTTTCATCTGCTCTGTCGTAGTAGCTTCCTCCAGTCGTTCTTTCAGTGCTTCTGCAAGCTGCAGGATAACATAATAAGGCTTTAAATCATCCTTATGGAAGATCTTACGATACGCCCCAGCGCCCAACAGTCCGTCAATAGTATTCCGGCAGTCGTCGATAAAGTTTTCCGTTACAAGTCGGTTTCCGCGATATTTATCCATGAAATCGCTGATCGTCTGATGCAATGTGATATCATCCGCATCCATTTCGAAGTGTAGTCCTGCGATCTCCAATGGGATGATGTTTTCCTTTAATGTGATCTTCATCTGCTATGCCCCCACTCCATCTGCTTTGAAGGTACCGGTCTTGTAATCATACACGCCCTCTGTGAATGTTCCATCTGCAACATTGTATTTACCATGCAAGCTGTCACCCTTTTGTGCGAACGTTCCTTCCAGTGCGATCTTACCGCCACCCTCACCGGATCCCGGATTGGATGGCTGGATCTCATACTCAGACTTATGTGCCGCAAATTCTCCTGCAGAGCCTTCGACCGGTGCCCAAGTTTCAACCTCATAGGCCGTAAACATCTCCCCTATCAGCTTTTTCTTACCTACCTCATACACATGCATGACAAAGGCGTTATCTGGAATCAGTTCTCCGGAATACGACACGGACGGTGCATATCCTGTCATATTGGAATGCTGGTTCTTTTCATTGATATACTGTCCGTCATCTGTATTCGGTGATGCGTCCTCTGTCCAGTCCGTGATACCGGTTCCGGCAAGGACCGGCTTTTCGATACCATCCCATATAGCATAGTTCAGATTCTCATGTCGATTGACGACGGTACTTTTTGGTGTAAATGCCATTACTCAAACGCTCCTTTCTTTTCATATACTAATTTGTAGGCTGCCACGAAGGTAGCCGTCTTTTCTTTTTCTCCGGTATCATCGACCGGTGTTGATGTCATTTCCAGACTGATCGGTTTCGCATCCGTAAGGTGGAGATTCGGAAACCCCTCTCTTGTCTCTCTTGCAAATGTCGCAGCCAGGTCATTCAACGGCTTCGTGATATCCAGACTATGTCTGGTATCCTTAACAGATGTCTGCATACTTACCGTGAACGAAAACTCCGCCTTATATCCACCGGTGATATACTGCTGAAGGATCGGAACATCATTCATTCGTTTGAAACAGATCGCCGTTTCTTTTGAGTTTGGAAAATACTCCAGATACCATCCCTTTGTGTTTGGAATCCGGATATTCCTGATGTATCCCATGAACAGATCTTCTACGATCTGCCTGACATCCTCCAGTGCTACATTAGCCATGTTTGAACCATCCTTTCGTCAATTTCACCCATTTCCCTCTGTTTTTGCCTTTGGAACGGATATACCATTCAGGTCCGGCAAGCGGATGCGTCTTACCATACTTCAATGCCTTGCTTGTGGTCTCTTTAACTTCTCCAAGCCTTGCCCACGCTCTGCGAGAGCGTATTCCTACCATGACCAGCCCTTTATATAAAAATCTAGCATATGGACCATTCCATACGACCTTATCTTTATAGCGATTCTGATTTGTGATTGCAGATTGAGAAAGGTCTCCTTCCTGCATTGGCACATACGGTGTCGTATCCTTAATGACCTGACTGATGAGCTTCTTTTTACACTTTGTTAGCTTCATCCGGTCTTTTAACATGCGGGCATCCCCGTCAAACTGGACCTTTACCTTGACACTCATTTTCCTGTTATCTCCACCCTGATCGGTTTCGTACCATCGAGAAATATCTCATTCACTCCTGTGATGGTGTATTCATCATCACGGAAATTCAACGTATCGTTGGTGTTGATAAAGAAATCTGTTCCATACTGCAGTACACGGTCATTTTCATCATAGGCAGTGTAATCACCAAGCTCTACATACACGATGATCTTGTCATCAGTTGTGATCCCGCGCTTTGACTGCTGCATACCGTAGCTTGGGTCTGCTTTCACATGCAGTATCGTAATGACCTGTTCAGCCGCCACTCCGTTTTCGTTTTCAGGAAGCTGCTTGATCAGCTGTACTGTATGCGGTCGGAATCTTCTTGGTAGTACCCTCACCAGTTCCACCCCAGTTTGAGCAGACCGTTGCGGCGAAGTTCCGTCATGATCACAGACTTAGCGAGCGGAGAAAATGGGATCCCTTTATAGGACTGCCCGCCATTCCCCATCTGAAATGTATAGCCGCTTGACTGTACCTGCTTCAGATCAAGGTCAGACGCACCGTTCACGGCAGCTTCACCGCCATTTTGATCGATATAATCGACTTCAAAGCATAATGCCTTATCAAAGTTTCCATACCCATCTAATGTATCATGCAGTTGATCCGTCCTTACGCGGTCATCTATATACATCTTTAAGACTGCTTCAGCTTTTGGAAGCAATGCATTGAACTCCACTTCCCTGACCGTCCCCTTGTAATCATCTCTATAATACCGATAATCCATTTCAGCACCTCCTTAAAGGTAAGGAGAGGATTCCCTCTCCTACTGGTTCTTGATCAATGCAACATCCTTCGTTACTGCAGTCTTTGCTACGACTACAGTATCGTTGACCGTGATGTGGTCTTTCTTCGTGATCTTCACAGGATAAGTCCCTTCACGTAAATTAAATTCCACAGTACCATCAGCACCTGTCATCAGTTTAGCGCCGTTCACATCGACGCGTGCTTTCTCTACCAGATTAGCATCTTCACCGCTGCCATCCTTGACAGTGAAAGTCACCTTTTGCGCCGTATACGGCGTTGCAGGCTCCAGGTAAGCGAATGCGCAGCCGGTACGATTCTCATCAAGACGGGTTGCTGCGTTCGGCAATGCCCAGCCCATACGGAATACGACACGAAGCGCGATCATGTCCTGCTGTGCAAGGTTATATACGATCTCCTTGGTGACCGGATCCTGAATAACACCCTGGTCGAGGATCTTTACTGTGATATCCTGACGGATCGCATATACCGCCTGTTTGAAGTCACCGGCTACCAGCTGTGCGATGTTTTTGTCATAGCTGCCATTTGTAGGGAAATACATCGGTGCTCCATCTAATGCATACTGTGTAGAACCCTGCATATCGCTCTTGAAGATCAATGTCCCATCGGTAGCACGAAGGCCGCGCAGCTTAGCACGCATGCCTAGCGCAGACAGACAGCCGCTTACCATGTAACCGTCCTCTTCTACCTTGGAGAATACACCGCCTTCACCCAGCAGCTTGTCATACAGATCCTTGTCACCTGTATCAGCGACATTGTTCCCTGCCTGGCGGGCCAGTGTGATGATATCAGACTGCCATTCAGCCGGACGGTTATATCCGAAGATGGTAGCGGAATCGACACACTGTCCGATTGCCTCATTGACACGTGGTGTGATCTCACCCATGATATCAAATTCTGCATCATCAAGAACTGCTTCCGGAATCGGTACGATAACGGCCAGCTCACCTGCTGTCAGATACACGTTGTCCCATGCCTGACGGGTCGTCTGTTTCATACCGGTATCACCATTCACCCAGTATGCGGTCGGTAAAAAGTCCAGAACACGGATGCGTGTCTGTTTGCTCGTCATGTTCGGCAGCTTACGTGCCATCCCCATGAATACGGACTGCTTCGGTGCGTCCTGAAAAATTGTCGATACGACCTGCTCTCTGATGAGAGCTTCCGCATCCTGTCGATTTGTAATATTTACTGGCATAACTTACTCCTTTCCAAACAGCGATCTAAACGCTGCATTTGCCTGATCTTTCTGATCAGCTGTATTCTGATTCGGTCCATCCGATCTTGATACCACAAAAGGCGCTGCTTTTCCAAAATATGATGGATAGCTTTCCTTTGCTGTTTTCACAAGGTTGTCGATATCCTTGATCTCCTGCTTATCATCCAACTCCAGCTTATCGACACCGCCAAGCTTATACAGGACATAATCCTTATCACGGCAGCCTTCAAGCTTGCTGAAGAATTTTTCCTTTTTGGTGTTGTCATCCTTTTCCTTCTGCAGACCTTCATATTTTCCTTTGTAGTCATCACGCTCAGATTCGATGGAAGCGAAATCACGTTTCTCCAATTCACTTTTCTCTTTTTCCAGGTCCTTAACTTTTTGATTCTTGACATTATAGTCAGAACGCAAAACATACTCTTTGCCTACTGCTTGCTTCAGCTTCGTCTCTTGTTCTTCTGTAAGGGTGATGCCAAAATCTTTGATCAAATCTAATAGTTCCATTGTTCAATCTCCTTTTTCTCGGGTCGGTTCCCGCATGATCTATGCATTTTAGTCTCTTGCAATCGAGTGTGAACAGTTTAGACGACATGCTCAGGTCAGAGTATATGCGATCCGAAATAGGGCAGCTTCCGTTTCGGTGGATCATTCATATAGCTGAGACGTTCTTCTGTCTTGCGGCCACAAAAAATGCAGGTATCATATTCCCGTATGACCCTGCATCCTTTATCATAATAGATACGCTGCTTCGTGTTATATGCATGTTTACACATTATCTCACCCTCTTCCAGGTATTAAAAAAGCACCCGCTATGAGTGCTAATCTTCATCGTATAATAATTCCGGTAAATCTGTGTCCTCTATTTCTACTTTCTCATATTGAAATCCATGATCACCCTTTACTGGTATAGTGTGTAGTAAAGTCCCGGTCCATACAGCTTCCGGAATACCTTGCGGGAAGGCAGAACATATAGGCTTCATATTTCCCATTTCTTTGAAATGTTTACAATCCATGCAAATTGCACATGTTACACAAGAGACATGATAATCGCTATGCCTTACACCTTTTTTATCTGTCCAAATCATTCCGCATCCTCCTCAAACGAATAAAGCAATCCGTATTTCTTTGCAAGACGGTTCATAACATTATTCTGTACAACTCTATCCATTCTATTTTTATCGTCTTTCCAGTCTGGATATTTATTTTTATATGCCTTAAGATATTTCAAATAGAGCTGCTCATGCTCCTTCTGAAACACCTTGAAATCAGGAAGCTGAGTGATTTTATCATTATTACGAAGAACATAAGAACCTTTATTGATAGCAGCACGCAGTTCTTGTAGCTCCCAATCCTTCAACATATAGATATCATGTGGAGAGAATGTCGTATTTTGAGGATGATTATGTGTTACTATCGCCCCTTTCATTTTATTCAATTCCTCTATAGTGAATTCAACTTCGTGTTTTTCTCCATCTTTTTTGAAGATGACATTTCCCTTTTGATCGTATGTTATCGCTGATTCAAATTGATTTTTAGATATTGCTGATTCATCTTCCCTTATCTTCATTTTAACACTTTTATCATCAGTTGCATAAAATTCTTTTAGCTTCGTACTCCGCTGCAATCTTACATCCTCGATCATCTCTCTAGCGTAATTCCGCTTCATATCCGGATGTGCTTTCAGGAAGTCTGCCTGACGTTTCTGCCATTCACTGACTTTCCTTGCTTCTCTGGTGTTGTCCACGCCACCAGCCTTATTTACAGCCTGCCTGCGCTTCCATTCACGGATCTTCCTCTCGTTATAACGCTGTTCCTGATCTAGCTCGTACTGCTTTGCGTTGGCTTCCTCATCATAGTGTTCAAAGGATAATTCACCATCGAAATTCGGAAAGAAGTTATGCCGACAATTCCACCCGCATAGTCCGGCACCGGTTCCGTATCCGGTAGCTTCATAAAAATTCTGCAGACCGTCAACTGGTGTTTTCCGCCAGAACAGCATCCCCTGCCATTTCGCATGTTCCGGTCTTGCTCCCATATGGGAAGTCGTTTCCACCAGATTGCAATCCATCTCATCCAGGTTCTGCTCCTGGCATCTGGCCGCGGTCTGATTGACACCTGTCCGCAATGCATTGCGTATGGCACTATCAGCTCTTCTATGTGCGCCGGTTGGATAATCTATCCATCGGATTCCGTTCTTTCCTAGATCGTTGACTGCTGTTTTCACTGCATCTGCGAAGGAAAACGCTCCGGAGGATACAGAAAGATATGCCTGATCCAAAGCGTGCTCAAATGCCATGTTAGCTGCAGATGCCATCGAATTGCAGATGTTACGTATTTCTGTATTCGTAGAGCGGATACCATTCAGAATAGCTTGTGTCAGATCTGGATGCGGAGGTTCTATCCCTGCTGCTTTAGCCATATCATTATCTTTCTGCACAGACCGATAAGAGGAATCGTGTATGATCTCCTTCACTTTCGTATCTGTGATGTTCAGAACTTCCGATATCGCCTGTTCTATCTCGGACATCGAAACACCGAGCTCCTCCAGTTTATGCATCTGATATTCAGCTGTACTGGTCATCATGTAATCATTCTGTGAGATCCTTCTAGCAATGTCTTTCAGCATACGTGTTTCCAGTTCGTCGAAATACTCAGCGATCCCCTCCGGTACATCCCTCAGATATCTAGGATTGAGCATTATTCATCACCGGGAAAGTCGATACCCTGCGATTCTTCAGCAGCCAGTTCAGCTTTCGCCTGCTTTTCCGTCAGCCCCTGCCACTTCACCTTGTATTTCCATTTCGGCATCAGCCCCTCACGTACCTCCTGCATGTCCTGTAGACGTTCCTTCTCAGCATCGACCACGATACTGTCATCCCAATCAAATGATACGTCAAAGCTACCGTAAGGGCACAGATTATAGATACTGCAGTAGAAGTCTATCGCATCGATCAGATCTGTCAAGGCATCCTGTAGTGCCATCTGTGTGTCAGACACCAGAGTATAGGACCTCTGCTTACTGCTTTTGATCTCTTCTGCAGTCTTATCCACATTCTGCGGATCACTGATCGTACCATAAGCAAGGCTGCAGTTAAACTCTATGAGCTTCAGCTGCGCATTGAAGCCTTTGAACAGTGGATCAGAGCGTATGTCCGGACTGAAAGTATCCATCAGCGGTTTATCTCTTGCTCCGACATCGAATGTCAATGGGCGATAAAGTCTGTCTTTCCCATGTGGATACAGTTTCTTGCTCTTATCGTTTGGGTCATCCTGCAGCATACTTTCTCCGATGTGGACAGCAGCTTCCTTTGCTTCATACTCCCAGCTGATCTGACTGTAGCGTACGTCTGCTTCACGTATCAGATCGACTGCACGGGAATATACTGAGCATCCAAGTGGACTGTCTGTATCATCAGCGTTGGCCAATGGTACCTTAAAATAACCGAAGGGTACTTTCGCAACACCGGAGAATATCACTTCATATTCCAGCCGCGACCATTCCTGAACACTTTGAACCGGTATCTCCGTCCCAAGCGTTGCATCAGTCGTGCTACGGTATGCGTGATTCGTGATACACAGCTTGTCACCTTTCAATTCATGGTCTTCCAGCCTAGTGAAGATCGACTGGCCTTTCCGCATCTGTTCTGCGAACACGCACCTTGTGATATTTCCCGAGTCGTCAAACGATACAGGAAAGAATGCGTCAGCCTGGATGAATTGGATACTGATCCCCTGTTCTGTCACATACGGTTTGAATACCAGTCCGCCCTTTGCACATCCGTATTCAACGTACCTTCGGATGTCCTTCAGCATCTTTGCATAGGGCTTCTGTAGATACTCCGCTCTAGGACTTCCGGATATCTCTGATTTCAATTCCAGAGTGACCAGCCTTGCAATCTCGGAAGCGATGGCTGCGGGCAGGTTGCAGCTCTTCACATTTCTATTCAACCAGAAGGCTTTGTTTTGGAACATCTTAGACCAAAGCTCTATCTGTGTAGCCATCTTCATAGTTAGAGCCATATCTACCTGCGTTTCTGAAGTCTTGTTCAGTTCTTTTGCAATAAGGCTCATCATCCTTGTGAAATTCATTCCATCACCTCCTACTCATACCGGATGAACTTCTTGATATACCGTTCGATCGTATATTCAAATGCATCCAGGGTATCTATATCGCTGGTCCCATCATCCAGCCGCTCATCCACTGTGATCTCCTTAGGATTCCAGATAGCGGTGCATAATGCAGATACCAGTGTGTCACACATCTCTGGCATATAAGAAAAGCGCATCTGCGCCATCATCCTATTGGTGAGGCGGATACGCTCCGTTATTACTTCTTTCAATGCGTCGTCGATACGCAGCCAGCCGAGTCCGTTCTTTCTAGCTGCACTTTTCAGTCCATTGATCAATGTCTGTTCTGCGCTGTCACAATAGACATGTGTGATATTACCATACATGTTCAGTACCTTCAGGCAGAAGTCAATGAATAGCTGCCCCAGCTTGTCCGGATCGATATCTTTCTTGCTGCAATCATGCCATTCCGAAGCCAGTGGAATGATCTCCTGATATCCTCTGGTAATGCCAGTCGCAACGAACGCATGACCGGAACCGTTGCCTCCGAAGTCCACACCGATGATGATCTCCATGAGGTTCTTCGGTTTTTCCTTACGCTTGAACCGGTTCTCACCTGTTTCAGCTTCAGATAGTACGGCATCAGCGAATGCACGATAGATAAGTCCCTCCGCGATCATACGCTTTCCAAGGATATCACGTTGGTACCAGATGCTGTTCTTATCATACTGTGCCATGATCTCCTGAAAACGTTCTTTTGTTACAGTTACGTTGTCGAATATCGTGAAGTGCTGATAGTTGTAGCCACCGATCAGCGTACCTTCTTCTTCCTGTTTCGCATATTTGTCGATGTAGTCTGTATAGATCTTAGCCTTTGGGTTGTCTGGATTGAGGTCCCAGAATATCTTACGCTTGTCAGCAGCCAGCTGCCGGTTGAATGCCTCACGGATCGTATTCTCATGATGCAGGTTGATCTCAGTTGCGATCCACATGCCATATGAGTTTCCACGTATCTTCTTAAAGCTGTCTGCCTTGGCCGCACCGGCAAAGATCACGATACGTTGTCTATATCCTGTTGCGGGTCCTTTGATATACAGACAGTCATTGTCCTTGTATTTCCCCCAGTGCGATTGTCCGCGGTAGATGTATTCCAAGCCGAAGCCATTGGCGTCACCGATATTCAGTTTCGCGTTGGCTACTGTAGAACCAGTGGCCAGATGGATGCGGTCTTTCGTGAAGCGCAGTTCATGAGCGAACGCATATACGTTATCGACAGTCTTACCGGCACGTACAGCACCTTCAGCTACATTGATCGTACACTGAGCACACTTCCGGATGTAGTCGATATGCTTTTGGCCGAATCTATACCGTATCGTTTTTTTCTTTGTTATCTTCGCCATAGATCATATCGTCCGTTTCTTCCAGGTCTTCAATCTCAGCGTTATTACCCGTAAGCTTATCCGTCTGTGCCTGTATCTGTGCAAGCTGTGCTTTCTGAATCTCACTGGCAGTGTCCCAGTTCTTATGCAGCAGCTCGTCGTATTCCTTGATCATCGACATCAGTGTCTTCATAGACCTGCTTAGAGCACTCATGTTGCCTGCCTGTTTGTCCCAAGCTTGCTGGATTTCATACCCTTCTCCCTTTTCGCCGGAGAACGTCGTTTCTTCTGTCTTATCGTCCTTGTCTTTCACATAAAGGATCTGCTGGGAGTGGATAATATTTGCGTACTGCAGCTGAATGTTATGCCACAGGATATCGAGAGGATTCTCCGGTATCTCTCCAATGATCTCATTGATTTCTTCAGGCAGCCACTTTGAAAAAAGCCCGTGCTTACGGGCATGTTGATTTCTGGGTGGTCCAGTGGCATTCTTATTGCCTGGCTGGCCTCCTCGTTTTTTCCGAACGTTCGCATCCTTTTTATCCGAACGCTCGCTATCCCATTTGTGAGTGGACTTCCAACGCCGAACAGTCCCTTCTGGCAGATCCAGCTGCTTCGCTATATCGATCAATTTCATACCGTCAAGATACATCTGCTTGGCTGGTTCAATACGCTCATCCGGTTTCTTCGGCATCTTATCACACTCCTTTCTAGGTAAAAGAAAAGCACCTCATTGGGTGCTCCCTAAATATAGCCAAGCTCAAATATTTAGTTTCTTCATTAACGCATTTTGCAGTACGTTTGAAAAGTTAACGTTTTTTTCCTCAGCCAATTCATTAAGCCAAGCTGGAATCGTAACATTTTTCCTTATCGCTTTTTTGTTATAACGCTTATTGAATTCAATGGAATCAAATTCAATCATCATAACAAACATTCCGTTTGCACAGTCGATCGTAGATGGATCACTCATCTCAGGAATTTCTTCTTTGTTTTCTTTTCTCACATCCAAACAAAGACCTAAACACTCCTTAGCCATCTCAATCGCCTGCTCTAATGTGTCTCCACACGTAATGGCTTCTGGCAAATCTGGAAACGTAACATTGTAGCGACTATCTTCTTTTTCAAACAAAGCTGGATAAATCACCTTCATAATCATTTCCTCCTTTAATTTTATTTCTTTCGGTATATTCTTATTTCAGGTCAGGGGCTATAACAGCCCCGCCTGTTTTAGAATATTCCTTTCAGTGCCTTTTGGTAAATCTTTTGCATGAAAAGGAACAACGACGCTTCTATTGGTCACAGGATTATTCAATATTTTATGAGAACCTGCCTGTCGTATCTCAATAAAACCGTTTTGTTTAAGCAGTTTGACCATCTGCTTTGAAGTCATTGGCATCGTATGACCTCCCTTCATGTCTATATTATAATACGTACTAATGCGCATGTCAATATTTTCATACACATTTATACACATTGTATGCCATATCAAATTAAAAGCGCCCTTTTCAGACGCTTTACGTAAGTCCGCTTAGGAACCCTTACCGCTATTTCCTTTTGCTCAAAGCAGGAAGTTCTACCTCCCTGCTATATCCATGCTATCATGATAACACACTTGACATGGAAATGATTGGACATTTTAAGAAATTCTCCTTGCAAAGTTCTTAATCAGCCTTTTTGTCGCTTTATATACATTACTTGGAGAAGTGGAGCATAAGTCAGCGACCATCTCAACATTTTCACCTCTGTTGTTAATCAGATACTCCACAATGATATTCTTGTGATCTGGATTTTTAATTTTTGCAAGCCACTTATGTACGACCTCCATAGCCTCTTCATGCTTATCCTGCTCCTGGATCAGCTCGTGTTCCCTTGCCAGCAGTTCATTCTCCCAAGGTGTGCAGCTGCCCTTGTCCTTCGATACTCTGATGATGCTGGTTGAAGTAGATCCGGATGAAAGCTCAGCAGCTATGTTGACCAGTTCCTCCTGGATAAGATCTGAGGCATGCTTATGATACAGGTAATCCGTGAAACAGCTCAACACATGATTTTCTTTGATACTCAGTACGTCTTCTTCTTTTACTTCTTTTACTTCTTTGATTTCGATCATCCTGATCCACCTTTCTATTTTCAACCTCTGATCAATACGACATTCCAATTCAGCTGATAATACTGCTTCACCTTTTTAGGCAGTGACATGAACCAGGCACAATCCACAGTCACTGCTACAGGTCGTTCTTTGTTACGCAGCAGTATGTACCCCTGGTGATGCTCCGGCCTCATGAGGAAACCTCCTGAAGGAGCCACTCCTCTAATTTTTGTGCATTAGCGCAGACACCTTCAAGTACACAGTTTGTACACACAGGCCAATCATCAGGACTCTGTGATGAAATCAAATCCGTAACTGGACAGATTGCAGAATCAGCCAGTATTCCTGCAATCTGTTTGGCATACTTTTCAGCATTCTTCATCTTCTGTCTCCATTTGCACATCAGGCCCTTCACCATAATCTGCGGCACATCTTTTACTGTCTGGCATTAAGTACATGCACTGATCACCGGTCACTTCACAGTAATATCTTCCTTCATCAGGATCATAATACTTAGCGCATTTACATCCCATGTTGTTTACCTCCTTTCAATGGACACCAGCGAGGTGATGTCTTTGTCGGTATAACATTACCTTTCGCCTGTGCTATTCTTCTGTGTGGTTCACACACAGTTCTAGCAATAGCGCACCACCAGTTACTACGTGAATTGTTATGCTGGGATATGCCTGCAATCAGATGTTTACACTCACTGCACTTCATCTTCTTCCTCCTTGTTGCATGACAGATAATCAGCAACGACCTTTGCATATTCAAGATTACCGGTTTCCAAATATCGTTCAAATGCTTCTGCTGCCTGTTGCTTTGTTGTCATTTTTCTTAACTCCTATCTTTTCAGCGCCTCAATCAGCGCTTTTTGTGATACATCTTTCTGCTCTAAAGACTTCATCATATCCTCATCCACCGTCCCTTTTGCAACCAAATGGTAGATTCTTACCGTCTCTGTCTGACCCTGCCTGTGTAGTCTTGCATTGGCCTGCAGATACAGCTCCAGATTCCAATTAGGCAGCGTGTACCAGATGATGATGGATCCTCCATGCTGCAGGTTCAAACCGTGACCGACAGATGCAGGGTGTACGAGCAGCATATCGATCTTCCCGTCGTTCCAGTCTGCTACATCCTGCTGATCTTCGATAGTGCGGATATTGTCATCAGGGAAGTGTTCGGTGATACGTTCATAGTCATGTCTGAAGTAATAGAACACCATGACAGGCTGGCCGTTTGCAGCTTCCAGAAGATCCTCTAAGGCCTCTAGCTTCGCCGTATGTATCTGTCTCACTTTATGGGCTTCGTCGTACACAGCGCCTGCAGTGAACTGCAACAGCTTGTTGGTGACCACGCCAGCATTAGCTGCGGTTATCACTCCGTCCTCACAGATTTCCAGAATCTTTTCACGTTTGAATCTGTGGTACTGCTGCATCGCTTGTTTACTCAATACGACCTCCTGAGTGAGATATTGACAGTCCGGTAGTTTCAGCCAGTCTTCAGCTTTTAAGCTCATACAGATATCTCCAATGGCATCATAGATTCGTCGTTTTGCACCTTCCTGCAGTAGCCATTCATAGATCACATGTCCGTTTCTTCTCCCAGGCATCAGATACCGGCTTCTGAATGTAGACAATGTACGGCCAAGTCGTTTCCCCTGATCCATCAGATACAGCTGTGGCCAAAGATCAGGCAGACCTTTCGGTGCAGGTGTTCCGGTTAAGCCTATGAAGCGGTCTACTAAAGGCATTACCTTCCTCAAAGCTTTGAATCGCTGGGCTTGAGGATTCTTGAAACTGGACAATTCATCAACCACTACCATGTCGAATGGCCAATCACGCCCGACCACTTCCACCAGCCATGATACGTTTTCCCGATTGATCAAATAGATGTCAACTTCCTGCTTCAATGCCTTCAGTCTTTGCTGTCTGCTTCCCAGCACACGGGCGTACGTCAAATGCCGCATATCTTCCCACTTACTGATCTCGTCCGGCCAAGTAGACTGCGCCACCCTTATCGGTGCAATGATGAGAACCTTCTTAACGCTGAAATAATCGTATATGAGCTCGTTGATTGCTGATAACGTGACACTTGTTTTTCCCATCCCCATTGGAAGGAACAGTCCTGATTTTGGTTTATCAAGTACCCACTGGATAGCTTTACGCTGATACTCATGCGGATGATATCTCATTCCGGCAATTCTCCACGCATCATGTGACTTATCAGGTAGTCGATCTGTTCTTTGTTTCGCAATACATACGCCTTCATGCCCTGTCTACGTAATTGATTGATGCGCCACTTCTGCATATCCGAAATTCTCCCACCTGTTGGTCGCTTCAGTTCTACGAAACAGATCTGTCCATTCATGATTACGATCCTATCCGGCACACCCGCTGTACCAGGTGATGTGAATTTCCATGCAAGACCTCCGAGGTTGCTGATACGATCAGTCAAGTATTTTTCAACCTGGCGTTCTGGATCGGTCTTTGTTGTACTTTGCCACCCCATAAAAACACTCCTTTCCTTCCGCAACGGCGCAACATTCTCACGCGTAGGCACTATGTATGTGCGTATTAGGCGTGTGCCCTTATGTGTGTACTCCCTAATAGTATATATTTTATAATTATAGAGATTTATTGTTGCACTGTTGCATTACCTATATTTCGCCTATATTTAAAGTGTTTCCGGCGCAACGCTCGTTTGTTGCACAGTGTTGCGTCTGTTGCACTGTTTTTTCCTAATGTTGCACTTTTTTTTCGTGCTGTTACGGTTTTGTTGCAGATTCTATTTCCTTATGAACCCTCTTGCTGCTCCATAAGCCTTCCCATATCTTAGTGATCCGCTTTTATCCCACTTGCCTGTTTCCATGACGATATGTTCGATCTCCTTCTTTTCCTTGGAGCCAAGCGCCTTGATATCTCCACCCAAGGCCTCGCACCAGATTTCCTGAACGCACACCTTGTTTCTTCGGATACAACCTTCCTGCATTGCTGAATCCTGAATGTAGTTCCTTCGTTCATATATGTCCTTAGTGTACCAATCTTCCGTAATCGGGGTATCCAGGTACTCCAGCACCTGTCCTTTATAGGGGGAGACATATTCATGCGCCTTCTGTATTTTGTCCGCCTGAGCCTTTAAATCGCCTTCCAGAATGAGGGATTCACCTTGGTGGTATCTGTATACCGCTTCTGCCCATATTTGATCTATAGTCTCTTGTGTCATCTCAAACATGTTCAGACGCTTCTCATGTAACATGACATCCACAGGCCAGAAACGTCTGTTCCCCGCATAATCTCTCAGATAATCATCATCATTAGCTGTTCCAAACAGCACACACTGCCTTGGATTATCCGTTGTTATTCTTGCATAAGCCTTACGATAGTTGTCGCTGGTGGAAGTTATGAATAGCCTTACGGCCTCGATTTCACTCTTTCTCGTTGCATTCAGCTCCCCAAGCTCTAGGATCCATTTACCATCAAGTGCCTCATAGGCATCCTTACCTTTGATAGCTGGGATCGTGTCACTGAACCACTCCTGTCCTAGTCTTGATATGATGTAGGACTTTCCAGCACCCTGAGGACCACTTAACACCAGCACTGTATCGTACTTGCACCCAGGTTCATACGCTCTCTTAACAGCCGCACAGAGCTGTTTACGTGTAACCGCCCGTACATACTCACTATCCTCAGCACCCAGATAATCAATAAAAAGTGTGTCGAGCCTTTCCACCCCATCCCAGTTCAAAGCACTAAGGTATCTGGTAACACTGTTGTATGAGTTTTCTCGATGGACATTGATCAATGCATCCAGTACTCTTTCCTTGCTATTGATTTCATAATATTTTTCAATATAGCTTCTTAAAGCTGAATCATCATCGTCTATCCATTGACTTCGATACTTGTCATACTTCCACCAAGGCAGATTGGCAGTCTTATATACTCTGCTTTTGAATATATCCAGTCCCCCTACCCCATCCTTTAGATTAGGATCATTTTTCAAGATTATTTCAATATTGCTTCTGGTAGGCAGGATATCATTGTTTTTTCCACCACGCTTTAATTCAGACATCCACACATAATTATCTTCTTCAAAATCTTCTTCGAAATCTCTTATGCGCTCCATGTCCATCGTCTTGATAGTATCCGAATCCTTTCGAATGAAGTCCATCATGGCTACCCAGGAGGGCAGCTTATTCACTGGTGTCTCCGGTTTAGCCTCCGCATCCAGATCATGAAACTTATGAATGCGCACTAAGTCGAAGGCATTGCATAATTGCATACTACACGGATCCGTAGCATGATTGCTATATGCAAAGCGGTCATTGTATGTCACAAGTCCCCCTGCAGTAGATCCTTTTATATACGTATAGCGGTTCTCTTCCCTGCATGGCTCATACACATCAGCCAGGAAAGTGGTTATCGCAGAGCGTATATCATATGTACGGCAGAATGCACCTATCAGTCCATCTTTCTCTAATGGATCCCCTTGCTTCTTCGCTGCGCGTTTCTTGATCTCCTGAACTCTCGAAGACATTGGCCAGAAGCTGATGTCTCTCCAATCCGGATATCTATCAAGGACACACTGCGGATCCAGGACAGGGCCGTCAAGACAATGATAAACATATTCACCGTCTGCAGATGTACTTGGCCAGTACATCAATCTCGAGGGCTGATATGTCGTATCATCGAAATAGTCGATTCCTATATCTTCAGCCAATTTTCGTGCAATTGCTTCATATTGTTCAGGTCCTACTGGAGTTGACAGCGGTATGATCAAACGATAACGAGGACTATCTGGTCTGTGTTTATGTGTACTGTACATACAACAGCTATAACCAAACAGCAGATCGATATCGTCCCATAGGTCTGGTGATGCATAATCTGCATCAAGAGTGATCAGAGTGCGATTCGTGACGTTCGTATCTAGGCGGCGTCCTTCTTTTAGTTGTCCACCAACGAATCCGCCTATATCCTTGATCTCATCCTGTTTCTTCTTTGTCAGCTTTAGATACTCAGACATCGTTTCTCTGGTCCTGTATGTATCCCTGACCTTGTCCAGGAAGGCAGACCACATCATCGTTTGATTTTTCCATTGTTTTTCATAGCGGCTCTTTCCGACCGATATCTGTATCTCCATATCATGCATCTGCCTTTACCTCCACTATTTCATTCGATTCTTGGCAGCTGCTGCAGCTGTGATAAGTTCCGCAACCGCTATGCCTGCCTCTGTCAACTCTTTTTCTTTATAACGCAAATGATTCTGATTCAGACGAGCATTTACAGCTTTACTTACAGCTGCAAGATTATCGATATCAAAATTTCGAACATTACCATCAAGAAATGTCACAACCTTCCCTATTGGTAAAGGGCCGTGTTCCTTTTCCCAGATTACTACATGTTTCAATTTCCAGTTCCTATTCAGTTGGCCATCCTGGACCTTTACCCAAACATAGCCATCAGCTTTTTCTTTCTCTGTACCGATTGGTACCCGATTCCCAGGTACATTCCCTTTTTTAAACATCGTATGACATGCTTTTTCATACTGTTCCGCAGACATCTTCTTCCCCTTGTTCCTCGGCACATGGCCCTTTTGAAAATGACCAGTCAGTCCAGAACTTATGCCGTGATTGCATTTATAAGAAATTATCTGATTCACAGTCAACACAGTTCCATATGTTTGATTGAACCTATCAGTTAGATCGCCGTTGCTGACACCTTCTGAATTTTCTATTAACCACTTATGCTGTTCAGTTGTCAGTAATCTAGTCTGCTCGTGATTCACAAATTCCCAAGGCTTCTTCCCTGATATGATGCTGTGATTACCCTTATAAGATCTTATCTGAGCTACAGTAAACGATGTACCGAATTTCTCATTTATCATGACCGTACACTCCTTTACCGACCTTCCTTCAGCTATTTGTCGAAGATAAGTATCCTGCTCTGTTGTCAAAAGCTTTCTGCTCATTTTTTATGCTCCAACATTCCAGGAAGATGTATTTCACGATTTCCGTATTCTGCACGAAGCTTCTCAGCGCTAAGTCCAAGCGCTGCATTCTCTATGATCTGACTTGATACATCCGTCATAGCCTTCGCTCTCTTGATTTCTTTGTCAAGTTCCTCATTATTAAGGTCATCATCGTTCAGTCTTTCCATCTGCTCGAACAGATGATTGTTCAAATCTGCTAATGTGTTTTTCATTTCAAAACCCTCAATCTTTTCTGTAATATTCACTGACGAATCCGTCAGCCGTAAGTATAGCACCCGGTGCCCAGCTCAACGGCTCTGCCATGATACTCTCTATTTCCTCTAAAGCGGCACGAGCATCCTCTTTAGGCACCTCCACGACTACCTCATCATGCACATGCATAACTATCCGATAGCCTTGCTGATCAAGGCGCAGCATCGCTGTTGCCAGACAGTCACGTGCAATGGCCTGGATAAGGTTCTCGAACAGTTTGCCGCCCCATGTCTTCTGCCGGCACCACTTTTTTGTTTGTTTACCATCCTGATCAGATCCATATCCTTCATAGGTGAGTTCTTCTCCATACTTGCCTGGTACGAGTTTAGGCCTGATATATGCCAACTTTCGACCGGATGGCAGCTGCGCAAAGAGGACACCCGATTGATAAAAGTAACTCACACCATGTGCCACTTGTACTCTTCTTCGGTCTTTCACAGCCGAATAGGCTGCATCCTGAACCTGATACCACATCTTCTTGATATTTGGAGATGCTAATCTCCATTTATGTACGATATCCTGCATCTCCTCTTCCGATAGTCCCATAGACGCGCCTCCCATACGTTCCAGTGCAGATACACCTCCGCCATAGCCCAGTGCCAACTCCGCCACTTTCCCCTTCTTACGCAGGTCAGAGCCTTTCGTGACCTGTTCGACTGGTACATGAAACATCTGTGCAGCCGAAGCTTCATAGATCTTTCCTGTTGAAGCAAATACATCCTGTCTCCATTTTTCATTACAAAACCATGCAGTGAGCCTTGCCTCGATAGCTGAATAATCTGCTACAGCAAACATATGTCCATCAGGCGGAATAACTGCCGTTCTGATCAGAGTGCTGAATACCTGATTATAGGATCCGTACAGCATATCTATTGTTTCAAAATCTTTTTCCTTGACCAGCTGTCTTGCCAATTCGATATCATCGAAAGCATTTCTAGGAAGGTTCTGAGGCTGAAAGATACGTCCTGCCCAGCGCCCTGTCCGATTTGCTCCGTAGAAGCGGAAGATTCCATGCAATCGGTCATCTTTACATATCGCTCTGACAATTGCATCATATTTCTTTACTGAGGTCTTACCTGCTTCCTGTCTCAGATGCAGAAGTCTCCTTGTTTCACTGGAAAGCGTTTCATCCTGCAGGAGCTCTTTGACTGCATCCTTGTCCAGTTTATCTACTACTCGGTTCTCTCTGTTTCCTATCCATTCCTTCAGCTGAATTACGCTGTTCAGATTGATGCCTCCTGTGATGCGGATGCATTCATCTTTCATCTGCTCGTCTTTTTTCATGCCAAACTTAAGTACGTTTTTTACAAGCTCGGTATCGATCCTTGCCCCATAATCATTCATTCTCTGATCCCAGCACCACAGTTCCTGCTCTTCCTTTGGTATTGGAAACTTGTCAAGCTTATAGCTGATCTCACGTTCTGTTTCTACATCTCGCTGACAGTATTCCTTGAACAGCCGCCATTTCTCAGGCGCATGACGAGGAAGGTTTCTTGTTCTTTGTCCATTCGTTCTGGTCGGTTTACAGGGTTTGCAGAAATAACTGATCAAGGCTGTTCCTGTACGAAGCTTCTGCTTATCTTCGTCCAGCCCCAGTACGATGCCTACGTCCTTCAATGATGCAGGCATACCGAGCATGGAAGCGTGCACCATTGAACAATGCCATTGATCTGCAGTGAAATGCTCGCTTAAGTGTTTGGACAGGCACAGTCGCTCGAATGCTGCATTATGTGCGCACTTGATGATGGAAGGATCTCTAATCAGCACCTGAATCGGCAGGGGGATGATATCTCCCGACACCAGATCAATCACTCTGACGGGCTGATCGTCGATCGCATAAGCAAAGAGGAGGATTTCAAAGTCCTCGCTCTCTACATATTTATATACACCACATGAATTAAGGTCAATCGAGCTATAGGTTTCCAGATCGATATGCAGTGTTTTCATGAGGCTAACCTAACAGATCGTCTTCGGCATCATTGAAACCCGGAAAGCTGCTCTCATCTTTAAATTCATCGGCGAAATCAACTTCACCAGATACACGACCTCCGAGATTATCACCGTCTCTTGTCTTCAATACATTGTTCAATCCAACACCGATGCCGGTATTCCCTGCTTTACTATATGGATAAAGATTAAAGGTCACTTTCCCATAGCAGCCGGAGTAGACAAGTTCCTGATCCTGCAAAGTTAACTTCCTTGTACCAGTCTCTTTTGTGTATACACCGGGAGCCGTAGAACACTTACAATTCATAATGTATTTTCCTGCATATGTATCTTTGTCATCACTATATCGAGGATCAGTATCTCCATCACGCACAAGTCCGGTCTTGTCACCAGGCTTACACATCAGATCATTGACCAACTGACCAAATTTCTGACCGAATTTGTTGATACCGTTCTGCTTTGCGTTCTTATAAGCTTGGCTGATAAATCCAGCAGTTACTTTATCATTCTTATCAAAGATGATCTGCACAGAATACTTAGCTTCCTGCCCTTCATCGAATGCATGTGGTTCGAACAAGTGACAATAAGATAATCTCACTTCACCTGTCTTCACCTTTGTATTTAATTGTCCATTACTTGTCATATTTATTTTCCTCAACTTTCTTATTCATTACTAATCGTATTATTGTATCAACAAGGTACTCCTTGGAGTTCCTCCTTGAAATCATTTTCTCCGCTATCGTATTCTGGACGTTTATCTGACTCTGGTGCAATAGTAGGAGAACCTTTTGGCTTTTCGACACAGCCGGCTGATAAGATGGCAAAATCTTTCTTACTGGTCAGCTTCTCCAGCTTCGTGATCGTCAGTAATTTTTTCTCATAGAGAACGGCTTCTTCATACCCTGCATTCTTCAGGTTATCAACCAGCATCTGCTCATCAGTCACCTTACGTATACTACGCCCTTCGACGACCTTGAAACCTGGTATCTGCGCCCCTTTGAGCATGGCATCAAGTGCGAATTCTTTCACATCGTTCGCCCACTTAGTAAGCTCATCAACCCCTGTAAGGATCTTTCCAATCTCCTCATTATTCAGTAGATCTGGATCCATGAAGCCATATCTACGAATCTGTTCATTATGTTCTGCTCTTGCCTTGCATGCACCTTTAGCACGGCACCACCGGCATGTTTCTTCACTTGGATGATAATCTCCTTCGCCTTTCATTGCGAGCACTGAGGCGGGTTTAACGATCTCATCACCCCAAGCTATAAGATCATCGACTGTCATTACTTCATCCCTCACGCCACCGGCACGAGGCTGGAAGATATGCATATGCACTTTTGTGAAATCATAGAGCAGCTGATACTCTTTAACAGAACCTAATGCATAGAGCCTTATCTGTGGGTTATCTCTAGCTTCCACCAAGATACCCTGACCATATTTTAGATCGATGATATGAAGAGTATCGTCTCCGATTATGATAGCATCGGCGGTTCCACCATCTTCTAAGATCCATTCTTTCAGATCGAGATGCTGCTCTATTTTGATGATTGGATCTTTACATGTCTTTTTAACTTGGTTGTATACTTCAATAACATAATCCCGATAATCATCAGTATAAGTATCCATATCCTTATCATCGCAGACAATCTTATTCCTCTTCCGAAGTATCCATTTGTTCAGTTTCTGCTCGGCTATACTGTGCGCAAGTGTCCCTTCCTTGGCAGCTTCACTTGTACTTTTCTCCGGAAAATTCTGTTCCAGTTTGATAGATGGAGTGCAGGCGATCCATTGCTTAGCCTTGGATGGACTGAGATAAGCATGAGCTCCTGGCATGTCATTGTACCTCCTGGAGCAATCTATCATAAAGTTTTGGGTAATCAGCAGCTTCGAATTGTGATAATTTTACCTTATCAAATTCTTGGAAAATACTGTGTAGGGTTTCCTTACCTTTTTCCGTTTGTACTTTTCTAGCTAGCGCTCTCATCTGCTCGATTGTATAGGACTTTGCAGCTTCGTCTTGCACTGTGCAGGCTTTGATGACCTTGTCCCAATTTGCAGGTTGGACACCGCCATACTCACCGTTATCACTGTAGGCGGTCAATACTTCTTTAACTTTAGCAGGTCCCTGCGTCTCTCTCGCATGGTCAAGCGCTTTGCACATATCGTCCCACTTGGTATAGGTGCTTACACCATCTGCCTGCAGCCCATAATGCAGATGCTTAGTTGTCTTTGGCGTTTCTGCCATAATCGTATCGCTCAGCTCACTAGGATCGGTCTTACCGGCTGCTTCTGTTAAGGGCTCAGCGATGGTCTTTGTTAAACTCTTTCCGATATCTTTACCCTCTACTTTTAATTTTCCGGATGTGGCCCCTGTAAGGATCTTAGCCGCTTCAATTAGATCCGGACATGTGAATTTCACCTCCCCGAAATTGATGTTGATTTCAAACTTGTGTTCCATATTCATACTCTTCTCCTTCCTTTGCGATGATGTCATCGATCGCATATGCATTTTCAAACATATCTCTATGCTGCAGGACAAAATCCTTCCCGATCGGATACAGATCCTCGATTTGTGTGCATGCTGCAGTATCGCCACTGTGATACCAGACAAAGGCCTTTGTACCATCTTTGCTGAGGCGTTTGACCTTGCCAAGCTCTACCTTATATCCAGGATCATATGCGACCAACATTTCCCGCTTAATCACCGGCAGATAGATTGCCTGCAGAAGCTGCTTGTACCATTCTTCTCCTTCAAGTTCTGCATCCTCATGCGTTGCGGTACCTTCTGGTCCATAGTAGTGAAACTGCTCACCATCATCACTGACGAGTATCGTTGCACTCCTGTCCTGTTTCATTAGTTGGTACGATCCATCAGTGTATCCCATCGTTTCTCGGAAGCCAAGTTTCTGAAGTCTGTGGATAATATTACTTTCAGAACGTGGATTCTTGTACATTTCCATTACTTTTATCCTCCATTTTCATTTACAACATATGCCAACGAAAATATAAACTCTGAATTAGTCATTTTATTTTTGTATGGCGATACGCCGATTAAATTTTTAATTTCTCCATGATCCAAATAGATTGCTTTACTTATTGCATGCCGGATATCCCTCTCTACTCTTACAGGAGTAGAGCAAAATGCTTTGGCTATATCCGGGTAAAGTGTCTTTGTTACATTTCTGTACTTTGCCTTATCCGTTATAACGAATGCTACCGCCAATCTAATATAATCGAATCCTTTCAAATCAGGAGTGATACCCATATCCATCAATAGGGTTGCTGTTGTGCTCATTTATTCCTCCTTTACATAAACTATAGTTTCATATGATTCATAGTGAGGTACACTGCTATAAATATCAATAACATTGCCTTTTACAGCTCCGCCTATATCTTCTGCTATGTATTCATGGCCGTTTATCAGCACTGCACTTCCAGGTGATATGACACTTGGATCCACTGCGATCGTATGCCCTTCTATGGCCATGTGCTCGCCATCGCATGGGTACTTGATGATATCCCCCCACTCGTCTTCCCCTGGCCAGTAATACGTTATCCTCACTTCGAGAGCTGTTCATTTCGGTTGTGATTCCAGCTCGACGATCTTTTTTTCTTTGATTCTTAATTCTGCATTCAGTTCCTTGACCTTAGACTGCAGCATATCGATTTCTTCATGATTTACCTGATTCAACACCTGTAGCTCTTCGATCTTATGTTCCCAGTCAGCTTTGGCCAATAAGGCGCAGGCTGATATGGTCAGGACCGCCACGCTGGCTGCTGACACTCTCCATATCTTCACTGCCGGTATTCCTTCGCCTTCCGGATGATGCTACAAATTTTACATACGGTATTCAAGTCTTCCATGTCGATAAGAAATGCAAGAAACTTTCTTTCTGCATCATCGAGCGTCAAACCGGATACGGCCTTATCGATTTCTTCATTTTTAGCTTTGCGACATTCTGCATTTATTGATTCATTTGCTGTCATGCGCTACTCCTCCTTGCTTTTCGCATATGTATCCCTTATAATAAAGGCGTATCCTTTTTATAAGGGTTTGAGTTTGGATGCTGCACTTTCGACGGGGTGAGCATCCTTTTCTTTTTGTCTGCGCAGACATGATCTTGTGATGATACCTCTGACACGTTCATAGATGAGCTCCTGCTCCTCTTCTGGTTCTATCGCATCATCCAATATAACTATACGGGTATTCCCTCGCATATAATCTGCAATTACATTTCCTGTCACATCCATTACATCCCTCCTTTATAAGGTATGCGTATTCTTTTGAATTGACCTTTCCTAATCTGAATCACTGGTTTCAAAAATATCTTTACCTCCTGTGTGATATAATATCGTTGAAAGGAGGAATCGATCTATGAAAGACTTTAAACGATTTGTTGAATCTCTCACACCCGAAACCGTTGCTAAAATATTCGACGATGCGGGAAGAAACACGAAATCTGTTACCGTTTATAGTGATGACTTGGAAAAAACGTTGGGCAGCCTCGCCACGTCGCAAGCGACGATTGATTTCAAGATTTCGTTGCGCCTACTTCATCTCTATCATGATTGGCTAAATACGAACGAATAACCTCAGCGGCTTCCTTTTTGTTTATAACCAATGGAATTGAAATAGAAATTGGCTTTTTCAAATTGGCAGATTTGGATGAAGCCTTTTTCTTTTTCCTTTTGTTCATTTTCTCACTTCCTTTCCTAATCTGAATCGCTAGCTTTAAAAAGCTCGTTTACATCAACACCAAGAGCAAAAGCTATCCGCGGGATATGCTCCGCCCTGATGAGCTTTCTTCTGTCATTTAGCATATTACTAAACTCACTCTCTGTAAAATGTGCTCTTTTTGCCACTACTCCCTGTTTTATTCCTTTCTCATAAATCAAATTTTTGATATTACTTACTAAAGTTTCGTAGGTGAATTCTTTCATTTCATCTCTCCTTCCTGCTATAATAAGAATAATTGGTGCCTCCGCTAGATAGGAGGTGATTTAGTGAGAAAAAAGAAATTTAGTACTTCAAAGCCCTCTGTCGTAAAGAGTGCTATGGCAAGAGGCTATAAAATCGTTTCAATGGCTTACTGGATAGGCAGTCCAGCTCGTACTTTCTTTTTAGAAAAACAGAACTATTAGGGAAACACCAATTTCATATTAGGGATGTTAATCACTATGCGGAGGTAACATCCCTTTTTAGTTACAAGAATCTTGTAACACCTTTATAATATCAAGATTTCTTGTAAAGTCAATACATTTTTACAAGTTTTATGTAAATAAAGTATTGAAAAATCAAAAGTTCTTGTTATAATGAACATGTATACAGAAAGTTAGGTGATTTTATGAGCTTGAATAGCAGGATCAAAGAAAGAAGAGAAGATTTAAAGTTAACCCGGATCGAACTAGCTAACTTAATCGGTGTAACCCCTTCTGCCATTGCTAATTATGAAAATGGCATTAGTTCTCCGAAAGTTGAACTATTGTATAAGCTATTTGATGCATTAAAATGTGATGCAAATTATCTTTATCAAGATGAAATGACAATGCTAATAAAAGACGATGCACAACTTTCCGAGAGCGAAAGCAGCCACATAAAAAAATACCGCAGTTTAGAAGAATGCGATAAAAAAATAGTAAATGATATTATAGAAAGATTATCTATTACTCGGCGGTCAGAGCATGCAAAGGAATTCATAATGCTGCAACCACCTTTATTAGTTCCGTATTATGGCCATATAGCATCTGCAGGAACTGGTCAATATGTATTCGATGATATCCCACCAGAAATGATAGAAATCGAAAACAATATGGATAATATGCAAGTTGATTTTGCTATCGGGGTAAATGGAGACAGTATGGAGCCTACATACCATGATGGTGATACGCTACTGATAAAGAAGCAGTCAGAGATATGTACTGGTGAGACAGGTATCTTTATGATAAATGGAGAGGCTTACGTAAAAGAATTAGGTAATGGAGTTTTGGTAAGTCATAATAAGAATTATGATGATATTCCTCTTACAAGCAACACCATCTGTATTGGAAGAGTTATATCAACTAAATAGGAAACGAGGCCATTTATATGGGAATTTTAAATAAGCTATTTTCACACAAATCCACAACTGTATCTGCAAATAAAACTAATGGATATTATCAATTTGATACCATAGATAAAGACGAACAAAATTTAATTATGCAAATAATTAAGAAGTCTAATAAGGCTGATATAAAATCACTAGAGTTTTATTCTCTTTCAAATAGCATTATCTATAAGTGCCGTTACATATTGTTTGAGCTGATGGTCATAAAATATAAAGATTCACCTTTACTTTACGATCAATTAGTAACAGGATTAGCATATAAAGAAAAAGGTGCATTTTATCGTCCTGCAGCAATCGAACATATACAAAATTATGTTGATAAGGCTAATAATGAAGATTGGTTTCGAGTAAACCAATTTATTCCCAAATCGTCAGTATTGCTCATATTATCCGAACTCTACGAAAAAGAATATGATTTCACTAGCGCTCTTAGTATTTTATCAGGCATAGCGATTAACGAAGTGGGATGGGATTCTTCAATTTTAAGAGCTGCTAAAATTCTAAAAAAAGTAGATATAAATAAATGTGTGGAATATTGTGAAAAAGCATTAACAAAAAGAGAAATTCACGGAATAAAACAAGAGCTTCAAAAATTTTTATATGAAGCAAAAAAATCACAAGCAAAAGGATATGTATATAGACCTAGAAAGAATAGAGCAATAGAAACTGATAAACAAATGGATGATGAAATTAATTCAATAGCACTCTCTTTTTTGAAATATATGCATTAAAAAATAAAGGTGCCACATTGCGATGATTCATTCTACAATTACGCAAGAAAAATTCGAAGCAAAGAAAAAACAATTTTTAATCTTATAAACTAAAAACACCCCGTGCTACCAACACGGAGTGAATAGGCGGTACTACCAATACCACCCAGCATAGAAAAATGACCTCGCCAGTCATATCTTTTTCTATGCCTCTATTTTACCACATGGAACATAAAATGTAGATGGAGGTGTCAACATGCAATATTTAATTTATCTAAGGAAGTCCCGTGCTGACCAGGAAGCTGAGCTACGTGGTGAAGGAGAAACACTTGCCCGCCATGAGAAAGCGCTCCTGGAGCTTGCCAGACGCCAGCACCTGCCAATTGCCGATATCTATCGTGAAGTCGTATCCGGAGAAACCATTGCCTCCAGACCGATGATGCAGCAGCTCCTGTCTGAAGTGGAACAGGGGATATGGAATGGCGTACTGGTCATGGAAGTAGAACGTCTTGCAAGAGGTGATACGATCGACCAGGGTATCGTAGCTCAGGCCTTCAAGCTATCCGATACGAAAATCATCACACCGATTAAGACATACGATCCAAACAACGAGTTCGATGAAGAGTATTTTGAGTTTGGACTTTTTATGTCCCGCCGTGAATATAAGACAATCAAACGCAGGCTGAACAACGGCAGACAGGCATCCGTTAAGGAAGGCAAATATGTGGGCAATCGCCCTCCATACGGCTATGAACGTATCAAGATAGAGAACGACAAGGGCTTCACATTAAAGCCTCTGGAGAAGGAAGCACAGGTCGTAAGGATGATGTTTCGCTGGTATGCATATGGAGCACATGGCATCTCCACCATTGCTGATCAGCTGAACGAAATGGCCATTCCATCCAAGACCGGTAAACAATGGGTGTACCCTACTGTCAGAGATATCCTACAGAACCCGGTCTATGTTGGTAAGATCCGCTGGGGGTGGAGAGGACAGCGTAAAAGAGTAAAGAACGGCTCCGTATCTGTAAGCCGTCCCCGCAGTGATGACTACCTGCTGGCTGACGGTATTCATCCGCCTATCGTAGATCAGCAGCTCTTCGACCAGGTCCAGAAGAAATTCTCCATGCATAAACCACTGCCGACCTCCGCTAGAGAAATGAAAAATCCACTGGCAGGGCTTGTGATCTGTGCGAAGTGCGGTGCCAAGATGCAAAGACGTCCGTATCAAAGAGAAAACATCCGGACCGGGCTGATATGCCCCAACAATAAATGCAGGAATGTCAGTGCACCTTTTGATGATGTTGAACAGAAGCTCATCGAAGTTCTGGCAGAATATATCAAGGAAGAAAAACTAAGAATCAGCAATGGCCACACACAGATCGACAACAGTATTCTTCAGATATTGCAGAACCAGCTGGCTGATCTGCGGGAAGAGACAGTGGATTTGAACAAGCAGAATGATAACATTCACGACTTTCTGGAAAAAGGCATCTATGACGTGGACACCTTCCTGCAGCGTTCTCAGAAGATATCCTCCAGAATAACAGAAATCGAAGAGAAGCAGAAGACACTGCAGCAGGAAATAATAGAAGAGAACAAACGCATTGAAAGTGCCACCAGCATCATCCCGATGACAGAGCAGCTTCTCCTGCAGTACGAGAATATGAGTGCCCTTGAAAAGAACTCCATGCTGAAGGAGGTCCTGCGCTGTGTCAAGTATGAACGAGAGTGCTCGATACGTGATGGCGGCACCGCAGATAATTTCACGCTCTACCTATACCCGAAAATCTCCCATAAATAA